ATCATCGGTTTCACCTCCCTGTTGCGACGTCGCACAACCTAAAAATGCATACAAAAAACCACCGGCCATTACTGACTGGTGGTTTTTATATTTCCAAAATCTCAAACATATCTTTTCTTTCTTCAATACATTTTTTCAATAAAGAAACATACTCTCCATAATCTGCTATTTCAATTTCCACATCTCCATTTGGATCATAGCCAAACATCTTTTCATATTGAATTCGTAATTCAAGAAGTTCCTCACTCTTTGGACCATGGTACATCAACAGGCCACCTCCTCAAGAATTTCTAACACTCTTTTATATGTGTTCGGCAATAAATATCGAACCATCTCTATATCCTTAGGATCGTTTTGATATAACGAACGTCCGATCTGAGCCCATGTTTCTCTTTCAATATTAAGATTTTTCTCCCAATACCCAGGCCGTCTATGACCATATCCCATGTCGATCTCACCATAAGAAAGTCCGTGCAGAATATCGGACAATCCTCTATGCTCTGCTTTAATAACCATACGGCCTGTATCTGTTTTTACAAATTCTTCTGGGTACAACGATTTTATCATACTAGCCACATCATTTCCATACTTTTTTGACTTTTTTATTATCAAGTCAGCGTCTTTTTCCAGTGCAGTAAGAAGGTGTCTATTTTCAGATATTTCATATGTAGCGTCTATTTCATGAAATAATTCATGAGCAATTGTTGTATCATCTATAGATCTTCCTATCATGACGCACCAATTTTTATCATCAAATCGCGAATTGGGCTTATCCCATTTTTTGATTTTAACCCGAGAATATGAATTCAAAAGTATTTTTTGAACTGACTGTATTGGGTTTTCGTTTACTTTCTTCACAAATTTCACCTGAACCTGTTCCAATTCAGAATTTTCACCTGAAAACAGTTTTTTAAATCGGCCCAAAATATCACTCTCGTATTGCTCATGTAGACTCTGAGTTTTTATCCCATACCGTTTTTTATTTTCCGCATCCAACGAATACTCCGCTAATCGCTCATACTTCTCTTCCTGCCGCTTCGCATACTGCTGTTTCTGCTCTGCTTCGTATTCCTGTCCGATGGCTTTTAGCTCCTCCTTTGTCCAGGTATCGTCTGCTGTGGAAATTCCCGGAAAATAAGTGGTATGGCTATCCTTGCAGCGTGGATGGTACAGCCCCTTACTGATGGCATAACTCATCAACGGATACTTCTTTCCTGTTTCCGGGTCAATCCCATCCTCCGGGCCGCCACTCCACACATCATCGATCAGTACCTTACCCACAAAAGGCAGGCACTTTGGACAGGGGTTCCCACGCTTATTCACAATAACTGTAGAAATCCCCCACTCCTGCCGTTTTTCTCCCTCTCCTTGCAGGTATGCCCGCTTGGATGCCGTCCGGATGGCCATATCAGCATAGTCTGACAGAGTATGTCTTGCGCCGTTGGCATAAACAATACAGTTCAGGCCGCGGGAAAGCATATCCTTTGTGGCCATGTCCACTGCCTTCTCATAGGTTCCTGCACCGGTATTGGCATAAACCTGGGCATTGAAGATCGCCTTGCGGTAATCATCGTTGGCTTTACGCAGAACAGCCGCCTCCGCCGCTTCCATGTCGTGGGTAGTGGCCTCGATCAATGCCTCCAGCTTCCGGTCATTCAGCTTGAAAAATTCCGCTGTCATTGCCTCATGTGCCGGAGAACGGTTGCGTCCCTGGACCTTAAAGCCTTTTCGGATTGCCTGGAGGATCCTCTTTTCCTGCTCCATGCCCCCGGTCTGTCTGGCTCTTCGAATCAGGTCCTCAATCTCCCTGTTCAGGGTTTTAAATCTTCCCTTATACCGCTTCTGGTTCTCCCGCTTGTACTTTTCCAGAGCCTTCAGCTGCTCCGCCTGCCACATGGACCACTGGATCCCTTCCCTGGTCTCCTCTGCCCTGTGGCGGTCCATGTTGCGGATCATAGAACGGATTAGCTCATCCTCAATCGCCTCGAAGGCAGCAGCCAGATCATATTCATTCATCCTGTATTCTCCGTTTTAAGCTCTGGACAATGCGGTTACATTTCTTGCGGTTCACGCACCGGATGTTAGTGACAAATTTATGTCCTACTCTCAAATCAGAGTAATCAAGCATCTCTATTTCAGGCTCAAAATTTCCGCAGTATTCGCAAAAATCCTGTAAAAGCAAGTTAAAGCCAGGAACCTCCATGCGCTCTACCTCCCATTAACATATACCTTATACCCCGCCGTCTTGAATTGACGGGTTAGGTTCTTTAGTTGGGTTATGCTTTGGCACTTATCGCAGCGTAGCTCCGCATATCCTTTCTTTTCGATGGCATAGATGCCGAGAGGCACCTGCTCACTGGCCACTTCCAGGAGGCCCTGATACTCCTTCTGGTTCATTCGGTACACCCGGTTCATTACTTTGACCTGCATCCTGTTTCCCTCCTTCCACACTCACCTGGAAAGAACCAGCGGACTGATTGATCCCCGGTTCTTCTACCTCTGCAATCCCCTGCTCCGCTTTCAGCCGGGCTATCTCTTCCTGTTTCCAGGTCTTATCCTTACTGTCCCCGTAAAGCTCCTCCACCTGGGCCTCGACACTCATCACCGGCGCGCCAGGGCGGGCTTTTGCCAGGGTCTCCACCTGGCTCTCAAAGGATGGATTCGCGTATTCTCCAAACGGGATGTCCACCTTTACCTCCTCAATCGGCTTCTTCAGGAGGATGTTATACGCATTGATGGTAGCGCTGACCAGCTCCGGGAGGGTTTCCTGCAAGGCCTCTATGATAGCGTCCCTGGTGTACAGGGTCGTCTTTTCCTTCTCCCTCTGGGCCTCTGCATTATCCAGTTTCTTTGTATCAATCCCCAGGGTGCTGGGGCTGATGATCCCCTGGAGGCAGAGATCTAAAGCTGTCACATAGCTGGCCAGGTAGCTTTCGTGGGGGATGGAAGGCTGCTGAATTTCGATCTGAGAATCCGCATTTTCTGAAAAGCCCATATTGATTTTGACATAGCTGTTGTCAAATGGATTCGGTTTCATCATTTCCCCGTTTTTCGGATCTTTGGGAATCAGATCTGCTGGGATGTATTTTGTTGCCCTGCCTTTTCTCAGAGCATCCATCCACTGGGACCATACCTCATCCAGGGCATCAAAGTTATCCAGTTTCCCGTCAAAGATGCTGCCGCCTCTTCCTTCAAATTTTGCGGATTCATAAATCCTTAGAGGGACGGCCAGGATCACTGCTTTATCGAAAGTCGTATCCCGGATTCCTTTGGTTGCCGGGATCGCATCCAGAGGGATCTGGTTTTCTCCCTGGTACAGCGCATTACGGACATAGCCATATCCGTAATGCTCATGCAGGACATATTGCTGATAGCCATCTTTATATGGCGTCTTAAATACAACCTCCCAGATCCTGCCTCTCCTTCGGATAATCTCAACCCGCTCTCCTGGATACCATTCCAGGATCGGGTACTCGCTCTCCTGGGTGTCAATTGTTATCTTAAACGCCCCATCGCCTATATAAAGCGCTTCTTTTAAGGCTTCTTTTAACTTTTTAGGGAAATCGTTATTCGTAGGCTTTGCCATATCTCCCCATAATTTTCGGTGTGCCTCGCTTTCCGGGAAATCAAAGTCCCCCATGTCTGACAGTACAATGGAAGCCAGGATCTTTACGATCAAGCCCGGAAGTCCTGTATGGATCTTACGCATCTCCATGCCGGGGGTACACCTGCTGGCCCAGAACTTATACTTATCCGCGTATTCCGGGTTCTGCTGGTACATCTGCTCTAACTCATTGCCGTCCCCGCGATACCATATCCGGTTGCGGATTGCGTTCAGTTCAAAATCCATCACCTCATGGATCTGGATGCTGTAAGGATTGGCTGGCGTTACATTCAGCCAGCTTCGGATCCCATGCTTTATATTCTCGCTCAATTTATGCAATACACCCACTTTCTCACGCTCCTAACATATTCATGGTTTCGGCCACACCGGTCGTTGCATCCGGCCCGTCATCATGCCGGTTGTCACCTTCCCGCTGGTACTTGACCATTGCGTTATAGTATTCCGGCCATTTATCCCGCCAGTTGACTGGATAATGCACATGGTTCATGATCCAGGTTGCATTTGACAGGATCCTGGCCTTTTTATTCTTTGACTGGTGGAACCATTTGACCTCTGTATAGTTACTCTCAAATGCCTCTGACAGGATCCGTAACACATTTCTTGCAAATCCTGAACCGCCATTATTGCTTTCGATTCTGGCTCTATTAACCTTGAACTGATAGAAGCGCCTGGCTGTTTCTGGTTCTGTTATCTCCATCCCGGCTTTTGTGTAATATACATCCAGTACATACGCTTCCTTAAGACACACCCCCCATATGATCGTACACAGGAAATCGTCCCCTTCATCTGCCGTATCTGTATAGCTGTAGATTCCTTCCAGCAGGCTATTCCCGTTACTGTCTTCGGGCAGCTTCTCATAGGTTTTAAAACTGGCATACAGCCGGCCTTTTAGGTCAATAGGCTCCTGCTGATAATTTGCCGATGCAATGTCGGCCCCCATGGCCTTTATCTTGGCTTCATACGATTTCCTGGACAAAACCTCCGAACATAGCATGGTCCCATCGTCCTGAAGGGCCTTCATGGAAATGTGACGTACCTTTGCTCCCGACTCCTTGAAATGCTCCAGAGCCCGGCCTGCCAGGTCATCACTGGCCCACCGGGTCATGATAATGATGATCTTCCCGCCCTCCTCCAGACGTGACAGCATCGTGTCTGTGAACCAGCTCCAGTGCTTTTCCTTGGTCAGTTCATTGTTGGCCTCCTCGGCGTTCTTTATGAGGTCATCAATGATCAACAAGGAGGCGCCGAAGCCGGTGGCCGTACCGGTTGGGGATGTGGCCAGGTAATTGTTGTACCCTCCTTCCAGGCTCCACAGGTTCATGGCTCCGTCACCGCGCTTGATCCGGACGCCGGGGAAGATGTCTGAGAATACAATCCGGTTCTCATCCGCCTTTTCCTCCATGATGTCATTCCGGACATTTTTGGAAAACATCGTGGATAAAGTCTCGTTGTAGGAACCGGTCATAATCTTAGCGGTCTGGTCATTCCCTAGTACCCACTCTACCAGAAGGCCCGCTGTGCGGCTCTTTCCATGTCTGGGAGGCTCATTGACAATCATAACCTCATCGTCTGACTGGATAAAATCCTGAAAGGCGTTGCAGAGGTCAAGCAGGTACTGCCGGTCCTCCTTGTAAAAATCAGGAGCCTTTACATTGCAATAAAAAAAGAACTCGCGGCGTGCAAGCTCTATCTTTGCCCCTCTGATCAACAATGCCCTATCCACTGCGGATCAGCTTCTTCAATTCTTCGGTCGTAAGGCCAGCATAGGGATTGCTGGTATCAATCTGACCCGATACCTCCATCTTGTCCTTGAACATACCAAGATGACGCCCCAGGAGTTCTAGGGCCTTTTCTTTATCATTTAGCTTAAGTTCAATGCCAAATTTGCCTTCTTTTATTCCGGCAATCGCTCTGACCTGGTTCTCCGTTAATTCCTCTGTGTCCCGGATATTCACCATGCCGTCTATAACTTCCGCATAGTCCGTGGCCCTGGCAAAAGCAATAGCAGCCAACTCTTCAATCACTCGATCCTGCGTAACTTCTGTTCGTTTCTTCCGCTCCTGCATTCGTTCCTCGATGTAATCAGCAACCTTAACATTTCTTAACAATCTTGCTGCTGCAGGCGCAGCCACATCGTCATTCTTAACTCTCGGATATGCGACCTTGTAAGCCCTGGTGGCATTAAGATCTACCAGGTACTCATCCACAAACAGTTTTTGTTTTGGCGTTAATGCCATCAGGCTCACCTCCATTTCAATATCTTGTATTTATCCACACCCAATCCACAATATGTTGACAAAAGAAAAGCCCCCGCCTCAAAGCAGGAGCCTTTCCCGAGAAGGAAAATTATGTGTAAAAAAGAAAACCACTGGACCCTCTAGGAATCGAACCTGGGATGGTGTGGTTTGCAAGCCAACTGCTCTACCACTGAGCTAAGGATCCAATAAAATGGGGGGCGGCCCAGCTGTTACGCCGGGCCATGTACTCAATGAAGAGGTATTGGTCGAAAGCCGTCGGCTGTATGCCTTTGGCTTCGGATTTTATTATAAAACGATATTTCCGATATAAACGATGTTTTTACTTAATTCCACAACTTTTTAAGTATTTATCCCGAATATATAGTCTCGGATAGTCTGGGTTATCCCGATACCCCAGTCTTTTTGCAACCTCTTTCCATGGCAGTCCATCCAGATAGAAATATTCAAATACTTTCCTGGTAGCCGTATCCTCGATTGCCT